AACCCATGACCCTCTGATTAAAAGTCAGATGCTCTGCCGACTGAGCTAACGAGGCAAGGAGCCGACCCAAGGATTCGAACCTTGATTTCCCAAAGAAATTTGGGTGTTCTGTCCATGCCCGAGGGTTTGGAAACCCCTCGTTTTTGCGCAAAAGCCAAGACTTAAGCGGGCTTAAACTAGACCAGCGAATTTAGACAGTTTTTAGTCCTGCCTAGGACTATAGCCTCGTGCGGGGCTTGAACCCGCGACCCTCAGATTAAAAGTCTGATGCTCTACCGACTGAGCTAACGAGGCTAACGGGTGCCTCTGGCTTTGCACCAGAATCCCCCGGATTAAACGTCCAGGTACATTTCCTACACCTATTCACATCAGATTAAATGTCCGTGCTTTCAGTTTATGCTAGACTCCCTAAATAGACCTTTTTAAGTCCTGTCTAGGACTGTAATCTCGTATAGGATTCGAACCTATATCTCCAAATTAATAGTTTGGTATTTTACCGCGAATGTCATCGTGTAATTCATTAAAACGATTTCACTCGATTGAAACTAACGAGATTTGGGCCGCGCAGGACTTGAACCTACATCTTCCATTTAAAAGGTGGATGCTCTAACATTGAGCTATACGGCCTTATATGGCACACAGTTTATAGGCCTGAGTGGTCTCATTCCATCTGTATTAACAGTTTTAGTCATGTCTAGGACTATAGCCTCGTGCGGGACTTGAACCCGCGGCCCTCTGATTAAGAGTCAGATGCTCTACCGACTGAGCTAACGAGGCGTGGAGTTGGCACGTGGAATCGAACCACGACTACAAGACAAAGTGTCAGGTGTGCTTACCTAGCGCAAGACCACGCTAATGTGCTTTCATTTGTAATTCGTCTTACACAACCATAATGTTATGGGGTCATCCATATCTTAATGATCGTCATAGGGAATTACAAAGTTATAACACAAATTTACACTATACCAACGGATTAGTTATAGTTTTAGTCATATCTAGGACTGTAGCCTCGTGCGGGGCTTGAACCCGCGACCCTCAGATTAAAAGTCTGATGCTCTACCGACTGAGCTAACGAGGCGTGGGGTGCCCACGGATTCGAACCGTGATTTCCCAACCAATAATGGTGGACGTATTACCTCCCCACAAACGTGGGTTTGCTGTTATACGAGACTCCCGAATTTGACAGTTTAAGTCTTGTCTAGGACTTTTAGCCTTGTGCGGGGTTTTAACCCGCGGCCCTCTGTAAAGAGACCCTGACCCATCATTGTTGGCGAGCTACCAAGGCTAAAAGGGTACCCCCGGATTTGCACCGAAATCTCCCGGACTAGAACTCCAGGCGCATTGCTAATTATGCCACGTTCCCTAAGAGACCTTTTAGAGTCCTGTCTAGGACTATATTCGTCTACTGATACATATATACGGTATAAATAAAATCAATTTTTTTTTTATTCATTTAAATATTTGCCACGAAGTATAATTAAATGGAAATACCTAAAATTGGGTTTGGGACATACCGTCTTAAAGATGATACTACTAATTCTTTATTGAGAGCTCTTACTGTTGGATACACTCATATAGATACTGCCCCACTTTACAAAAATGAAGCACAAGTTGGGGAAGCTATTAATAAAAGCGGGATAGATAGAAACACACTATTTTTAACTACAAAAATTAGTAGGAACGAACTAAAAAATAATAGTATAGCCGATAGTATCGAGAATAGTCTTCGGGTAATGAACCAAGACTATATTGACCTTGTACTATTACATGAACCTATAGATTTCCTACAGAACTGGATATTGTTATGTGAATACTTCGATAACCAAACACAAATTAAAGTTAGACACATAGGTGTAAGTAACTTTAACATCGAACAATTAGAATTAATTACTAAAATAAAATTCCCATATTGTAATCAAATCGAATTAAATCCATTTCTACAACGCACTTCTCTTACACAATACTGTAAGAAAAAAAATATTATCGTTGTTGCACATTCACCACTTGCCAAAGGCGAAAAACTAGATAATCCGATTCTTAAATCTATTTCTAAAGACATAAACAAAACACCCGCACAAATTATGTTAAAATGGAATTATATTAACAATAATATTATTATACCACGAAGCAAAGATCAACTACACATTCTAGAAAATACTTCACTCGATTTTGAATTATCAAAAGATAACCTAGAAAAACTGGATTCACTTAACTGTAACTATTCTACACATCCCAAATATCTATAACACTCTACATATATCTATACTAATATATCTATAAATAAATATATTTAAATTCTTTACCTATTTAAGGAAATAAAAATTGATTAATCACATTTTAAAATATATAAATACTTTATTAGCTATGGACCATACCGACATCGAACACCTTTATAATAATTTTATTAAATCTAACGCCAATAGATATGACATAAACATAGAAACCCTCTTCAAGGGGTTTACCGATTATCTAGGAAGCGAAAACTACTTTCTCCCAGAACAAAATGCAAACGATTTGGATATCAATACTATCCATATCGGTAATGATTATTGTCCCTACATCGTTAAAAAATGTTCGGATGATTCACACTACTGGAAAAAAATTAATTAATATTTAAAGATAAATGATTTTAATTAATTGTACACTACCACATATTTTTTTTAAGGTAATTCTATAATCCCAAGCATTACAAGAACAACTGTAGGTTTAATAGGTGTGTCGTTAGTCGAATTATAAAGACTAACATTCCCACCTATAACTGGTATTTCGTGTTTAACGCATGCCGTGTTTAGGACGTCTATTTCTTTACTAAAATTTCCTATACATTGTTTCGGATCTCCAAAATTTAGGCAGTTCACTACTCCAAGTGCTTTGCCTCCATTTTTTTCAATCGTATTTTTGCAAGTTTCTATATTATCTCCCCAGGATAATATAATTTTCTTATTAATTTCATACACATCTAGAATCGTATAATGACCAGGCTCAAGAGGACCTTTGATAGTTCTACCACCAATAGTGTTATCATATTGGGTCCATAATTCTGTATTTTTTACCTTAATTGGTTCTGATGTTTGGACCGCCTGTTTAATCGGTGTAAGATTTACTGTTTCCGCATCAAACATATCAATATGGTCAATAAATATCTCTTCGGTTTTATCTAAAACAGAATAATAACCCGTGTTATTCGATTTACCTACCACAGAATACTCTAGGTCCCATTTCTTAAAGATTTCAAAAATCTCTTCCTTATTCTTTTCCTGCGCCACAATTAACATCCTCTCTTGTGATTCTGAAATTAATTTATCACAATTATCTAAGGTATATTTAGTCGGTACCTTATCAATGTAAATATCACAACCAATATTTTTACCTGTCTTTTCCCTACCTCTTTTTACAACTTCTACCGACGCACACAACAATCCACCAGCACCCATGTCTTGCATCCCCTCTGCCAATTTCTTTTCACTAATTTCACAACACGCCTCCAATAATAGTTTCTCAAGATATGGATCACCTGTCTGAATGTTATCCTTTAGATTACTCACATCACCCACAAACTGATTAGAAGCCATAAATGCCCCATCTACACCTTCTTTTGCCGTCTTTGACCCGACATAAATTAGCAAACTATCCGTATTCATCACATTACCATAAATAATGTTCTCCTTCTTCACAAGACCCAAACAAGCAACATTTAATAGAGGGTTCTTATTATAAGTATCATCCCTATAAAAATCACCACCTACATTTGCCACGCCAATACAGTTCCCATAATCCGAAATACCTTTAATCACTTCTGGATATAGCGAATCATTATAGTTATCATTACCAAATCGAAGGAAATCCATAATAGCAATCGGTCTCGCACCCATTGTAAAAATATCCCTCATTATACCACCCACACCAGTAGCTGAACCATTATATGGATCAATAAAAATAGGATGATTATGACTCTCAATTCTCATAGCTACACAGTAACCATCACCAATATCAACTATACCTGCATTCTCACCTGGACCCTGGACTACATGTTCTCCCTCGGTATATAGCTTAGAAAGGAATTTCTTTGTACTTTTATATGAAATATGTTCACTTTTAATTAGACGGTCAATCCTATTATAAATATCTGTCGGGCAAAATTTCTTAAACAACCAACTCTTAAAATAGTTTACATTTCGTTCTGGATGAGGCATCATACCAAACACCGTGCCTTCTTTGTTTGAGACACCTGCGATTTTTTGAAATGAACCATTATCAAAATCTTTATAGGTTAGAAAAATCTGGTCGTTTACTACCAAATCAGTATAGTCACCACTATCAATGTAATAATTACCATATGAATTCGCAATATTCATTTTCATTTCCATCTTACTAATCTTCGGGTCAAGAATACAATCTACCGGACGACTATGAAATTTATTATCACTATTCTTTACTAGTTTTCCTGGAAGAAGACCCAGTTTAATAAGAATCTGAAATCCATTACAAATACCCAAAATTGGAATCTCCTTTTTATGGGCCTCAAGAATAACACTTGTTACCGGCGAAGTAATAGCCATTTTACCTGGATCAATCTCATATTCACCTGTCGCCTTTAGATAGTTCCTATCACCAAATGCAAACCCACCCGGAATAACCAACAAATCCATTTCTGGTAGAACCGTTTCTGTATGCCATATATAAAAACTATCCTTAAAATAACGTTTAGTATCAGAATCACAGTTAGAACCAGGGTATCTAATAATACCAACTCTCATTAGTTATCTGTTTGTAATTTAACTTTAAACTATTATTTTTACAATTTTTTACCTACAAATATATATTTTTAACATGAATTTTAAAAATTGATTTTATTATCCGTAATTAAGTATAACACATTACGAATCCACAACGAATCCATAACGAATCCAACCCGAATCCACAACGAATCCAAATAACTAAAACAAAACAAAACAAAAAAAATCATGTCTGCTATGCTCCCCATTGCTCCCCCTTGCAAGAAGATTTCTCCACAAAAACCGATTCCTCTTCCTCGTCCAGCCTACACGCTTAATAAATACAATAAGGCGTCTCTGAAATGGGCACGGGCAAATGATATGTACTGGTCTGGCAAAGAATGGGTCCCAAATAGCAAATCGCAAAAAAATAACTGCGAGCTAACGGAAGAAGAAATTCACAGAAATAACCGGATCGTTGCCCAAAAACTTGCGGATGCCTCAAAACTTGCAGCCATCGAGCATTGGACAAACACTTCTGGCGGCTACATTGAAGACCTTCTTACAGAAGAACAATGGAGAAACGTCTAAAAAATAGTATAGAACACTAATTAGCTATATATAATATCTTTTTTCTATTTCTACAGATAAAAAATTGATTTAATTTATATTTATATTTGAATACACACACAAACCCAAACCAAACCAAACCAAACCAAAACCAAACCAAACCAAACCAAACCAAACCTAATCATGTCTTACCTTCCCACTGCCTGGACTATTGAATATTCTACAACTCACAACAAACACTACTATTTTAACGGCGATACTGGACTGTCCCAATGGACACATCCTTCAGATGGCATCTGTGATAGCGAAGGCAACCTTGAAAGGATGAAATTGCTCCCGGTTGGCTGGACTACTGAATACTGCGAAAAACACTTGCTGTGGTACTTCTATAATGTTACTTCCGGACACTCCCAGTGGACCCATCCTTCATATGGACTTGTGCGTGCAACTGAATCACCTGAAGATACAACCGACGAATACGACGAATACGACCGACAATATGAAGAATATAAATACAATCTTTGGGTAAAACCATGGTCATCACTATAATTCAGTTAATGTAGCAGAATTTATTACACTATTATCATCATCTAATAAAACAGTATCAGACGATATATTATCATCATCCGTGTTTTCGTTATTGGTTTCATTTGTTAAATCCTCTTCTATATCTACAATCTCATCATAATTAGCATCCCTACCATTTAGATTAAAAAACGTTTCTGTAATTCTAGGATTTTTTTTTATAGGATTTAGTTTATCTATCATACATTCTCTTTCCAATTCGCTTATTTTAAATATATTAGTGGGATCTAATTTATTACATATTTCTGGTTGTATAAGCTCCTTATTTTTTTTAAATTTAGAATTAAATAATAGCTGAACCTTTTTAGTAATAGGTGGAGAAACTTCAAATAAACGTTCATACTCATCCTTATATACTTTAATCGCCTGATTTGGTGACATTCTATCAAGTGGATGCCTTGATATTAATGTTTTTAGTTCTGTATGTAGTTTTTTCCAGGAAATAGACGCAGCTCTATATCCTTCATTTAATTCTGCTATTTTTAGAAACTCTGCTATAGTTGTTATTATTCCTGCTATAATAGATAAACTTCCTATACCCATAACTATAAATTCTCTCATCTCTTCTGTAAATCTATCCTGTGCAAAATTAGTTGTACCAGTTACAGTAGATATAATAATTACTGGAATAGTAAACCAGGTGTTTCTTCTCTGATATATTTCTCTACATCTCGAATGCATCCAATGATAACATAATGCCTTATCTGCCCATTGTTTAATAATATTTTCTTCTTCCGGTTTCCAATATTCTCTTGTTTCCTTTTTATCCGGACCCAATTTTTCAGACATTATTATACTAATTTATCTTTACTCTTTAAGTTCAAGAAAAAATTTAATAATTCCGATGTTTCTATCTGATTTATAACTGTATCCGATGAATCTTTAAAATAATAGATAGATGATAAAAAATTATCAAAATGTTTTTTATGCTCTAATAATAATGCATTTCGTTTATGTTTTAGATTTAATTCTAAATCATCATTATGTATATTATTTTTTTTATTATTAAATGATAATTCTTCGAGGTAATATTCTATTAAATTTATAAAATCATCTACCACTTTTAGGTTATTTATAATACTATTTATTAATTCCTTTAATTTATCAGAATTTGTATTACTCGTATTTTTAGTAAATATAATTTTATTAAATAAACGTTCTATACTATTCTTATTTTCTAATTCTAATTTTTTTAAAGAAACTAATATTATTAGTATATATTCCGATATCGCATTTAATTCAGTCATATATTTGTCTAAAAATATAAAATATATATTATTATAATATCTTAATTCATTTTTTAAAATATCTAACTGGAATACTGAATTCATTTCTTCCGATTTGTATAATTTATTATTTTCCAAACTACTATTGATTTTATTTAATTGTATTATTTTATTTTTTAGCTTATGGATATTGACATTGATTTTATTTAGATTAATAATAATATTATTTGTTTGTTTTAAAATCTCCTTATATCCACTCATATGTATTATTTTAATAGAAGATATTTATACTATTAAGAAAAATTGATTTTTATGTTGTGTGGTAATCTTATTACACCTCTTATCATGTCCTACGAACAACCCAAATCATCTTTAATAAATTATTCTAATAATAGATATATTTTTTTTATTTAAAATAATTTTAAACTACATATAAATGGCTCATTCAAAACCGGTTAGAGTTTACGATATTAATATTAACACCGAAGAATACAAACTTTATAAAGAAATGCACAAAAATCAAACACTTGAGTTTGTTATTAAAAAAAAAGAAGAATATTCAAAACTAAATAAAACAAAAATGACTATGAAACACGCTCTATCACTACTTAATAATTTTGTAGACCCCAGTGATCCTGATATTGACGTCACTAATATTACACACGCCTATCAAACCGCCGAAAGAATTAGGCAAAAATATCCCGACAACAAAGAATACCAACTTCTTGGACTAATCCACGATATAGGGAAAATATTATATATCTTTAATGAACCTGGATGGGCTGTTGTTGGGGATACCTATGTTCTTGGCTGTAAATTCCCAGAATCTATCGTTTTTTATGACACTTTAAAAGAATCGCCTGATTTTAACAAGTACGATGAAATAGGTATATATAGTAAAGGCTGTGGTATGGATAATTTACATATTACATTCGGTCATGATGAATACTTATATATGGTTCTATGTGGTAATAAACATAATTTTTCACAGGAATATATTGATATTATTAGATACCATTCACTCTATCCATGGCACACTGATGGCAAATACCACGTATTTATGAATGACAAAGATAGACAGATATTTATTGATATGATGGATTTTAACCAATTTGACCTTTACTCTAAATACGATAAACTTGTTATAGATGATACAATTATTAACTATTATAATGATTTACTAGACGAATATTTCCCAAATGAACTAAATTGGTAATTTTTTATACTATTAATATATGAACTATTTTCCTATTACTATAATTACTATAATACTATTTTTTATGTTAAAAACTAGGATTATTGAATCTTTCGCACTAAAATTTATTCATATACCTAAAAATGCAGGTTCTTCCATTGAAAATATTGCTAAAAAAAAGAATATAGAATGGGGATTTTTAGAATGGATTAAAAAAGGATATAAATCTGGCAGTAATATTTTTAAAATACAAACTCCATGGATTTATAAACCTAATAACAAAGAATATGATATACAATCTAACTGCTTTCCATGGCATCAAATACCAGATGAATTAGGTAGAAAGTTTATAGATAAAGACGATGAATTATTTTGTGTCGTAAGAAATCCATATACTAAAATAGTAAGTGCTTATAAATATAGTCATAAAACCCCAACAAAAAAAGGTCTTAATGAATTTATAAAAAATAAATTAAATAATTTTGAGAAAAATAAATACTGGAATGGATGTCATATTTTACCACAACATCTATATACCCACGGTAAAATTAAATGTAACCATATACTTAAATTCGAAAATCTAAAACCTGAATTTGATAGTAAAATGAAAGAATTTAATCTAGATTTACAAATAGAAAAGGTAGATAATAAATCTAATAGTAAGTTATCTATGACAGATTTAGACACTGAAAGCAAAAAACTTATCTATAAAATATACAAAAAGGACTTCAACCTTTTTAATTATAAAAAATAGTTATTCTTCTATTTTTATCTTATTAATAATTTCATCTGTGACTTCAAATGATTCCAAAGGTTCTAATTTTAGAATCCAATTATTTACATCTTCTGGATTCTCGTTTAGTTCATCCAGATTTTCAATAATTTCTTCATTCACTTCTACTAATTTACAATCAAACAAAGAATTAATTTCCCCTGCGGCCTTCACTGTTTCTATGATTGCAATCGTTTCATCTTTTGAAAATTCTGTTTCTTCTTCCACATCTACATATAGAATATCTTCTGTAATTGTATTTGTTAATCCTACTTTATAGTAATTATTCTCCTTTAGATACCACTCATCTGAAGTTGTTCGGATCTTATCCGTACACAAATATCTAACCGCACTAAACCTAGGAACATTCAAAGTAGATAGTCTATTAATAACCCTCGTTATTCTAATAAGACTCATTTACTATTACTTGTATTTAATATTTAAATCTATATTCTATAATTATTCATTCATTTATAATCTAATAATAAAATTGATTTTAAAGTACCTCTACTTATATAAACACAACCCATAACGAACAAAACAATCTACAAAATGCAAAACAATACCGAACAATCACAATGGTATGTCGACGGAAAACTTCAAAGAACTACATGTATAGGATGTTTAGACGAACAACCCAACCAACTTGCCCACATGGGTAAAGGTGGATGTCTAGAAGAACCTATTTATAGTGATACTGATAGCGAGAGCGATAGTGATAGCGAATATTTGGATTATATTATTATTAAAGATAAGGATGAAGATGAAGAAGTAATCCCACAATTTACTAACTGTTTTACGTGTGATTTCCCAATTGAAGTCTATATGACTACAAATGAAAGAAGCTTTGGGAAACGAGCTGGAACCCCCATTGAAACCCCTTATGGAACTAAGTGGAACTGTTCAAGATGTGTGTGGGGTGAAACTAAATGGAAACAACTTATTAAAACAAAACAAAAAGGAATCTGGCCCTGTAAGGTATGTAATAGTTGTGGTCTAAAAGAAAATGGATATGGTAACTGTTTTACTTACACCAGAGAATGGGATTGCGACAAATGTAAAAAATTACAAAAAATAGAATAGATAATAGAAATAGATATAATATATATTTTTTATTTCCTACATAAAAAATTGATAAAATTATTTCTTTATCTAATACTTAAAATCCAAGTAACCATTCAAGCAAACACAATTTTCATGTCGAACATCGAAAGAGGAGAGAGGTGTAAGATTCCACATAGAGCATTTTATATTAGTGTTAGAAAATTAAAGAAATATAATACCACCACCACTAGTACTAACATATTTCGCCAAGAACTACTAGAAAAACTTCTTAACCAAAAAACAGGCAAAGCCAGCTATTTATCATATTCATATTACTATGTTCCGGCTAACGAATGGGTAGACCTTTCGTGTAGTAATAAACTAAATAGTTGGGGGAGTGCACTTTGTTATAATGCGAATGACCTTTCCCGTGATTTAAATGATACAAACAAAAGCAAAAGAAAAAAAACATTTGCACTACAAACAGTTAGAGATTTTTGGGATGTTTATGGATATTATCCTCCTATGAATGCTGGAGATATGGTAAAAAATGATATTAATAGGGTAAAGCTCATACACGATAGTGATAAAAAAGATACAAAAAAACAAACTAAATATGAACTAGAACGTAAAATAAAGGAACTTAAAAGGGAATGGAATTTCCTGAGAAATATTTACAGTCATACATCTCTTTTTGGTAATGAAAAAAATTATAAAAAATTGGTGGACTCTAATACTCTGTCTGGGCCAATATTCAAATGTAGGTGCGTTTACCATTCTAGATTTAATTAATAAAAATATAGATATGTTACTATTCTAATATTGATTCCTACGAACTCCCTTAGAATACTGGGAATCTATAAACTTAGGATT